CAGTGAACGCAATTGAGTGCACTGCTAGCTACGCAGCACTGTCTAGAGCTGGTGACACTCTACTTGGAATCAACCAGTTAAAAGCTATGTCATACAATCCGTTCTCAGCTGTGAGTAACTTTTCTTTTGGGTACTTGTCTGGGTTCATCCATGCAAGAGGATTTAGAGCTGAAGACAATGAAACTGGTGAGACTTCTGGAGACTACACTGCAGCTCAACTAAGAACAGCTTATGGCTTGATGAAAGGGAACATTGCTCGTTCTTGGGGTAGTATGTTCAACCTTTCTGGAAGTGAATCAGCTGCTAAGTGTAAAGCAATCATAGAAAGAATTGGAATGGTTGACGCATTGATAGACACTACTTATGGTAGAACAAACTTAGAGAACTATCAGAAGAAAGGATGGCAGAAAACTATTGACCCGTTTGCTTGGCAAAAGTCTGGTGACTTCTTAACTAAAGGAGCAGTGATGATTGCCATGACTTTAAACAAACATGTGGAAGTAACTGAAAACGGAGTAACGAAACGTATCCCATTATTCGATGCTTTAAGTACTGAAGCTAAGTGGGATGTTGAGAAGTATGGAGAAAATGAAGCATGGCATTCAGAAACAGACCTTGACAATCAAACAGATTGGAATAAGTTCCGTAACAAAGTGCGTAAGGTAGGTATTCTAGTCTTTGGTAACCAAGATAGAAATGCACCTTTAATGGCTAGACAAAAGTTAATTGGAAGACTTCTTGGGCAATTCCGTTTAAGCTGGATACCAGAAGGTTTCAACACTAGATTTGGTAGGGAGTATGAAGACGCTGAGTTAGGTAGAACTGTTGGTGGTAGATACAGAACAATGTTGAACATGAAAAGTTTTGGTATTCCTACAATTATCCGCCAGGCTTTAAGTACTTTCAACGGGTCTGATGCATTTGAAGGTGTAGAAACTAAACAATGGGAAATAATTAATGGAGAGAAACGCCAAGTGTGGAAACCAATACAAGCACACGAGAAGGAAAACATGAGACGTAACATTGCAGGTATGAGTTACACAGCTGCAGTACTTGCTACATTAGCTATCCTTAGAGCTGCTTTACCAGATGAAGAAGAACTAAGACGTAGAAAAAGAATGGGACAAAGTGGCAACAGTGGACAAAGAATGTTAATCAACATGTTGTATCGTGTTCAACAAGATTTACAGTTCTACTCTAATCCTTTTGTTGTAGACCAAGTAGTAGCTAGTCCTATTCCAGCATGGAATGTACTTAAAGATTTCATGAACATTTATCAAGTAGCAGGGATTTTACAAAGTGAAGACAAGGATAAATATGAAAGAGCTTTGAAGAAAGTTACAAAAGCTTTCCCTTACTTAAATATCTACAACAAAGTAGACTTCATGACAAGTAGAGACATTAGTGCAGCAGTAAGATAGCAGTACAGTAAATAACTTCTTAGACAATGATATAGTACTTTTTACTTACCTTTGGGTTTAAAGTAAAAGTACTATGTCATTCGTTCCTAAAATTAGTATAACAGAAATCCCTAAGACTGCGACCAGTCTTAAGATTAGCGACGTAACAGGTGTAAGTCCTTTAGACCCAACAGGTTATGCACAAGTTCCTGGTGTCTTACCAGATGGACCAACTGATTGGGCTACTAAAATAGTGACAATTCAATTGTTAGGAAGTACTCCTACTCAAGTACTATTTGTACCTGACTCAGATAAATCAGAGCCTGCAGGAACATTAAACTATACATTCCAAGATGGTGTTCATTTAGTGACGCAGTACTTTATAAAACAAATAGGTCTTTCATACTCTTTAAATGCAGGAAAAACAGTATTGACTAAAACAGATAGTACTCCTTGGGTTGATCCTCTAGGGTTACTAGATGGAGTCTACGCTTTACAATGGGTTACTTCTGGGTCGTTACCAAATAATACTACTGGGTTCAGTAAAATTACTGCTATGACTGATACAGAAATCACACTGAACACACCACTTACAGGTGCTACAAATAGTGCTGATTTGTGCATCATTTATAAAGTTACTAAGAACCTTTTAATCCTTAATGGTGGAGAAGGGAAACTACTTGCTGATATTGGAGATATGTCCTTGTCTGCTTTGAAATCAGATGGCTGCAACACTGAAACTACATCAGCGCTATTTAATAGAGTACTTCTAAAAACTGCAGCTCAAATAGCTTTCAGTTGTGGAAACTATTCCAAAGCACATGATGCAGCTCTTTTACTTTCACAATCTTCTCAAACCTCAAACTGTTCTAACTGTGGCTAAAGTATACAACACTTCACTTCTGTCAGGTACTATCCTAACGCCTGAAATCTGTAAAGCAATTACAGGGGCTAAGGCATTGTTAGTTGATTTAGTACTTAATGATGCTTTGAAAGACCTGTATGCTTTAGAAAACAGTACTTGTGACAAACAGTCGTCTACTCAGATTAAGTGCTTATACATGTACTTGTATGCACTAGACAGTTGGGAGAATGAGGGAACAAACTACTTGACTGAAACTCAATTAATGTCTCTACTTTCAAACGTAGAGCAAATATCTAAATCTTGTTGTAATGGCTGATACATGTAATTCTTGTGGTGGAAACCTTGGTAATATCTTTGACTTGGCTGGTACTAGTTCAGACAGTTGTTCGTGCAACGTAGGTTCTTTAGTACCTATGGATAATGGAAACAGCTCTTCTGGTGGGTGCTGTGTTGAATCTGTTAATGGGAAAACTGGTGTTGTAATATTAAACATTAATGACATTGACTTAATGGGTAACCAGTTCTTCTCGGCTGCTTTAGTCTATGCTGCTTTATCAGCTACTTCTCCAATTGGATTTAACCCTTTAACAGGTAATATTTACCATGAAACTTCTGGTGTTACAGCAGGTGTATACGGTAGTTCATCTGCGTACCCAATTGTAACTGTAGATTCGAAAGGACATGTAACAAACGTACAATCCCAAAACTTACCAAGTACTACTTTACCAGTAAGTTTAGTTAATTTAAACGGACTTTCTGGTACAGGTTATCCAGTACTTACTGGCACTAATACTTGGGCACTTAGAAGTATTGTCGGTACTGCTGGAAGAGTTTCAGTAACTAACCAAAATGGAGTTTCGGGAAACACTCAAGTAGACCTAGCTGTTTCAGGCGTTACTGCTGGTACTTATGGAGGAGCATCTAGTTATCCTGTAATTCAAGTAGACTCTTATGGTAGAATTACTTTAGCAAGTACTCAAACAATACCACCTGTAGTAATTCCAGCTCATACACATTCTCTAGGTTCTTTGAGTAATGTAAACATATCAGTAAACTCAGCTACTACAAATGACGTACTTACTTGGAATGGAACTCAATGGGTAAATTTACCTTCAACAGCAAACTTAGAGTACGAGCAAGATGCAATTACACTCACAGGAGGTTGGCAGTTCTGTGGGAGTACAGATACTGTGGATGTCCCATCAATTGGAGACCCAATAAACATGGTCCAAAAACTAGTAGACGCTAACGGAGTGTCTGTTGTGTACTTGAACTTCTGTATATGGGATACTCTTGGGCATTTAGGAGCTCCTTTAATCTCAACTACTTCTTTCGAACATTACTTTGAACTTGCAATAGGTACTTTAGATGTAGGTTATAGACCTATCCATACAGTAACTATGCCTCTAGGTGGAATAGTGTTTAAAGAAAGGTACTTTAATTTAGTAGATAGCTTAGTCTTTGGAACTAGACCTCAATTCGGGTTTGAACTTTGCTTAGTGATCTTACCTAGTGGAGATGTTCTACTAAACATTAGAAAGTCAGCTGAGTACTCAGCTCAAGAAAACCACGCAGCTCAGGAAGTTCTACTAGTACCAGTAATAGGCTGCTTCACAACAAAAGATACAATTACAACAGGATAAAAAATAATAACTATGACAGACCACGCATTTATACAATTCGTAGAAAGTAAAACAGAAGACATTGCCTCTTTCGGAGGTGGTACAGTGTTATCATTAATAGCATGGCTACACATATCCCCAGAACTATTAGTTGGAAAACTACTAATGACCTTTGCTGTAGGTGTAGTAGGTGGTATTGGAGGTATCACTGCTAAAGTAGTATGTAACTACACAACTAGAAAATTCAAAGCCTGGTGGAAAGTACGAAACTTGAAAAAATAGCAGAAGGGTGGTACAATTTCCTACAAGGAAGTGAGTACACTAAAGAGCTTATGGCTTCACGGTTGCTACACTGTGACGTATGCCCATTTAAGAAACAAATTTCAAGAATGGGTCAAGTAGTTTTACAAACATTAAACATGCCTGAGAACACTTTCTTTTGTTCAAAATGTAACTGTCCCTTAGGTTCTAAGACAGCTGCTACTAAAGAGAGTTGTCCAATTGGGCAGTGGGGTATTGCTGGAACCGAAAGTATGTACTAACTTTGTTTTATGAAACACATTCTTTTTCTTTTCAGTTTACTATTTTTCTTTAGTTGTAACACATTACATAAAGCTAATAAACGTCTACTTAAAGTAGAGTCTAAACACCCTGAATTACTTACAAAATACTGTGCAGACAGATACCCAAATGTAGAAAGTGTTAAAGATTCCATCTCTTATGTTAGGACTGTTGATACTATGTACACAGACCCTATATTTCTAGACTGTGATTCAGTACTTAGAGACACAGTGTATAAAGAAAAGAAGGTTAAGATTACATGTCCTCCTTCTTTAGTAATAAGAGACACTTTCTTTAAGGAAAAGCAAGTAGTGAAACAAAACACAGCATTAATCAAAGTACTGGCAGACAGTTTAGGTCAAGAAAAAGAAAGAACTGTTGGACTTTTACAAACATTAAATAAGACACAAAATAGCCTACACAAGTACAAGATTGGAGCAATGGTTCTAATCTTCCTAGTACTTCTATTTTTCATTCTTAAAATGTTCTTAAAATGGATAAACCCAATAAAGTTATAGACACTGTTGGAGCAGCAGGTTTAAACTTAATTAAGCAAAAGGAAGGCTTTGAAGCTACTCCTTATTTATGCCCAGCAAAAGTACCTACCATTGGTTACGGTGCAACTTATTACCCTAAGGACTACAGTGTTGTAGCTTTACGAGGTAAAAGAGTAAAGTTAAGTGATCCTGCAATTTCAGAGCTTGCGGCATCCACTCTGCTTACTAATATGTTGGATTCTTATGAAAAGGGAGTCAACAGTTTTACCAGAGACGACATTAATCAAAATCAATTTGATGCATTGGTTTCATTTGCTTACAATTTAGGTATTGCTGGACTTAAAAGTTCAACACTACTTAAAAAAGTAAACAAAAATCCTAATGACCCAACCATCAGAATTGAGTTCATGAAATGGACTTATGCAAATGGTAAACAATTAAAAGGCTTAGTAGTCAGACGAAAACAAGAGGCTGATTTATACTTTAAGTAATTAAAGGCTTTAAGAAAAGAAAAGGACTCAGCCATTTAAAAACTGAGTCCTTTTACTTTATTTATGTAGTAAGTCTACTTCCAAAAAAGTATCTATAGGTTTAGATAACAATTCCATTTCATCACCAACATTCGTGTCTAAAAACTCATCCCACAAGTCTCTAAGTAGTGGGGATTTATCTAGAGCTAAAAGTCTTATATCTGTTCTAGAAGTCAACCCAACTACTGTCTTGTACATAAGACCACTCTTAGTTCTAATGGTAGTCTTAGCACGAGCAGAAAACTGACTGTACTTCCCTTCAATAAACTTCTCAACGTCAGGTTTAAAACTAGGATTGATACTAAACTCTAAGTACACCTTACCATTAACATCTGTAAATTCCTTGTACTCTGGAATTGCTCCTTGTACTAAAATGGAGTCGAAAACTTCCACGTAGATGCTAGTCAAGTCTTTTTTTAGATAAGTGTCTACGAAATTAAGATCACCTCCAAACTTTGATTTAGACACACCAGCTAAAGGTAAGATAAAGTAGGTGCAAAGATTATGCTCATTTAACTGAGACACCATTTGTTTAAAATCCATACTGTAAGTTCATGCCACACGCTATCACGGCATTATCTGAGAACTTTCGGGGTTAGGAAATACTCCAACTGAATGGAGGAATGTAATCTCTTCTTTGTAAGTTTCCCAATACGGGTGAGAAGGCATTAACATTTTAACACTATTGTAAGTCTGGTCGTAGATTATAGCACCATAGTACTCCCCAAAGTACTTAGTATACTGTTCTTTGACTAGGAAATGAAGTTCCATATCAAAGCAATCTGAATCTGGTAAAACCTTAGAAAATAATTCTGTTACTTTCTTAGGCCCTAGACCAGGTACTCCTTTAATGTTATCCACGTCATCCCCACACAACATCTGAGTCCAAAAATTAACTGAAGCTTCATACGGAGAAACTACTTTGATTCCTTCAGAAGGTTTCTTGTAGTCAAAGTGTAATCCTGAAAGTTGTTTCATGTCTTTATCTGGTGAACAGATAACGATTTCACTACCTTCATGAAGTACTGAAGCTGCAGATACAATGTCGTCAGCTTCAAGGTACTTTGGTGTTACAAATCCGTATGTGTCAACAAAGTAATTCTTAATAGTACTTTCCCATTGAGTTACCCATTCTGGTTTAGGAGGACGGGTTCCTTTATAAGGTGCATACAAATACTCTTTATCTCTGAAACTAATCTTTGGTGAAAAACTTCCAAAGTGATGTGTAGCTTGACTGCCTTCCATAATCATTTTGTAAATGGAAACACACGATTCAAGTACTAGAGATTCCATAGACTCTTTGTGATTGTACGCTATGATGTAGACAATACTGTCTGCATCGATTAAGGCTAATCTGTTCATGTTAAATTACTTTTTGTTTTCTTAAAAGTTCATTCTCAGCTTTTAAATCCTCCAATTGTTTAACTATTTGAAAGAAGTCATGTTGGTACATGAATGCGTACTTTTCTTTTACTAAAAACTTGCTTCCTGTCTTAGCCTTTTCAGTTTTCTTGTGAAGTACAACATTAATTAGACCTGGTGTTACTGGGATTTCTCCTAGAATCTTTTGATAGGGTATTGCACCTACCATACATTTAGCTTGTACGTTGTAAGGAAGTCTGCCTTGTACTGATTCATCTGTATTAGCTAAATCAATTTTCTGGGCATCTCTAGTTCTATTACAAGCTCTTGAAGTAGCTACATCAGCAAATCCAATTTCTTTAAAAATGTTTACTAATTCTCTTTCGTAAGAATGTCCAACTGCTGTATTTCTTGGTTTCCCCATGTGTAGTTTTAAAAACAAAGGTACAGAGTTTCCCCTGTACCTTTTACTTTAAGATTAGAAAATTAAGCTAAAGCTTCAAGTTCTTCAATAGAAGATTTAGATGCTTCAATAGCTTCAGCCAATAATGCTTGATACTCTTCGTCACCAAGTTTAGCATACTCACTGCTGTGGTAGATACCTTTGTTAGGTCCAGCAAAGCTAGAGTGTACAAAGTAACGACGTACAGTCATTGCACCATCTTGGTTGTTAGTCGCATTCACAGTATGAATGTCAGACGGGTCAACAAAAATGTTGTGGGTTACTGTACCTGCTGTTTGATAGTGCTTGATGTAATTCAAACCACCACAGTGTAACCCTGGCCCCATTGGAGGGCCAACTTTATCCCAAGAGTCTAGCTCATGGCGACATCCTACACGAATGAAATGACCTACTGAATTGTGCCCATTCCCAATACAAGCAAAAGCGTCTCCACTTTTTCCTTGAATAGCTGGTTCGAACAATCTGTCTTCCGCATGGTCTGGAGTGTCATAAGTAACTAAACCAGTGTCAGGGTCAACATTCATTTTGTAACGAGCAACTTGCTTAACGCCACTTTGATCTTCCTCTGCTACAAACTTAGTCGTAATTTCTCTCGACACTTTGTAGCAAACTAAAAGACCTTCTTGTGTGATAGCCACTTGTGTTGTAGTCGCTTTCTTCTCTGCAATTTCTCTTGAAAACCCTTGATTAGTAACTAAGTCTTCTACAATGGTTTGATCCACATAAAGAGCAGAAATATAGTTAGCAAAGGCTTCCGCTCTTTGAGTACTATAAGGTGGTCTTCCTTTTACAGGGCGTAAGTAACGTCCCCAGCATTTCACTAAAGGTTCAATGTCAATTCCCTTTTCAACTGATTTCAAAAGCTTCTCAACGAATACTTTTGGTAAAGCAGTTTTAGAAATTTTGTCTCCTAACTTCAAGTAATGTTTACCTGTTTTAGGGTTTACGAAAATGTGTGGTGAAGCTGTTTCAATTTGCTCCTTGTACGTTTCCTTTGTGTAAGGTGTAAATTTCTCTACAAGAGCTTTCATTTCTTCTTGTGTTGAAACCTTACTAGCCTCTTCAGCAATAACTTTCATGAGATGGTAATTCTCTTCATGAAATGTTACACTGTACGGCGTGCCATTCACTGTTCCAGTGATCTGGTCTTCTAATCGATTTACGCTTATCATCTTTTATGGTTTTAAAAATACTAAAATAAGTTTTTTGACTCTAGATAGTTATACGTAGAGTGGTGTAGTTCAGCAGGTATTACATAATCCTTTCGATTTTTGAATGTGTCATAAGGAGCAAGTACATCATCCACTTTATCATACCCTGTGAAGAATGGTACAAAGTTAAGCATATTTTTTACAGGACTAGACCATTCAATCAAATTGTCTAAAGACTCTAGTAAATCAAGCTCAACAGCATGACCATCTGTAACTGTATCAGAACGCCACATTTCCATTGCTAGTTTGGCAATATCTTCTGGGTTCGTATTCGTTTTTACAAAGGTTTGAAACTGTTGAACCTTGTCAAGGTGATTCACCATTGTTGTATAAGCAGTACTGTTCTCTTCTGAGATTTTACCTAGATTCTTTAAGTCTGTGAAATGCCTCTTTGTGTACTCCACAAGTTTTCTATACTCTGCTTTTTTCTCAGGAACTGCTTCAAGGTTGTATAGAAAAGCCACTTGATTTAGTTTTGCGGCTAACTGCCTAGCAGTATTCCACTGGATTAAAATGTTACTCATTGTAATGGTGCCATTGTTAAGTTGTGCAAAAAATTTGTTGATGTGTTTGAAGTCTCTGAAGTACTTGCTAGATGCTTGCGAAACTTTAATAAGACGGATGTCATCATTTTTGAAATAGTGAGAACAACGGTATGCTTCAAAAGTTTCAAGTCCATAAGACTTTAATAGTTCTTTTTCATTTTGCATGAAATCTTCATTAATGTTCTTTCGTTCAGCTCTAGGAAAAACAATAGATTGCTCTCTTGTATCCCTAGTGAGCAAGGCAACGAACTCTAAAGTTTTTATGTCAGCTTCATTCCCATAGTAAATTTCTGACACCCACCAGTTATTAATTTCTACTATTGGTACTTCTAGCTTCTGCCATTCATAAAGTCGTGCCTCCTGAGCTTCACTGTTATTGTCATATGCTCTTTGATAGCCTGTAAAAATACCAGAAATGTATGCTTTATTTCTTGGCGTGTTTACAATCAGTTTACCTTCAAGTTTCCTTCTTTCTTCTGCAGACACAAATGCTGCTTTCACTTCTTCTTCTGATAAAGTTTCGGTTTCCTTTTCCTCTTCCACATCTACATCAGTACCCTTAAAGTCTTCCGGTACTTCAATGTTTTCATAGATTAGAGGAACGCTCGATTTCAGAAACTCTTCCCAAAGTAACTCTGTAAGTTTAACTCTTTCATTAAACTTTTCATCTGTTAAATTGTGTACTTTCAACCCAGCTAGAGATTCAAAATCTTTTCTGTGAGTGTCTTTGAGTCCATTCTCTAAACCAAACCAAAACGGTCTATCAATTACAAGTAACTGGTCATACAAAGATAGCAAGTATTTGTCCTTACGACTTGACGTTGCTGAAGATTTTAAAACTACTGTAGTTTGGGAGAAATCCCACATAGACCTAGCTTCAATACGACTTACTTTAGTCTTTACTTTATTTCGCTCTCTTGTAGTTTCATACGAGACCTTTCTGATTCTAAGGAAATCAAAAAGGTGTGGAACTAATCTGATTTCAGTTTGTTTGAAATAAGGGCTTACTTGGCTAATGTCAATAATTTGAGCAAGTCTACCAAGTACTGAATTACGGTCTAGAGAAGAGCTTATTGTAGCACATTTTCTAATCCAATTAACAACATCAGTTTCAGAACTTAACGCTTTTTGTACTAAAGCAGTAGCTGAAGATTGAGTGTCCTTGAACCTAGCAAGAATCATTTCTTTAGTCTGTTCAGACCAAACAAGAGCTTCTCTAGAAGGTGTTACTTCTACATCTTCTGGTTGTACCTTAATACCAATGTTCCCACTTTTGTTTTCTAGTTCTAGTTCAGAGAAGTTGATAAAGCCATAGTTCACTCTGTTAATCAAAATGTGAGGCTTGTCATAATACTTGTTATCTGAGAGTAGAATAAAGTCATCTTCATACAGGATGTTAGCCTTCACAGGTACTATAGTACTAGAAGAAGGTGTAATCACTGTGAAGACGATATTATCAAAGTAAGTCAATTGGCTTTTTACAGCATCTTCGTACTCTGACTTGTGGTGTTTCTTCGCATCAATTACAATAGTAACACCATTGTATTCAGTAGTTGTTTCAGCGTAAACAGATAACCCACCTATCTTAAACTCTGTATTTTCTGTACCAGATTCAAGGTTCATTTTTGGAATGATACTTTCTACCTTTCCGTTGTACACCATGAACCTAAATAAGAAACCGTTGTATCTGCTTTCCACTGTGTAGTGAGGGTTGATAGATAAAGGAGCTTTATTACCTAATCCAAATTTACCTAAAGGTAGTTTACTCAGACGTTTTGTAGAGTATCCCAAGTGAAAATACCGTTCTAATCTGTACTGACCCAACCCAACACCATTGTCCTTGATAGTGACAAAATCTTTCTCTAAGTCAGAATTAGAGTGGTACGTGATATACACATTTTGATCTGTAGAAAGCCATTTTAAATCATAGTATCCAGGGTCAAACTTACTGTCCTTATACATGTCTCCTTCCATTTCCACAAAGTAGTCTTCTACTTTTGCTTTACCTGTAAGTATTTCACGAGCTACTTCCCTCTCTTTGATAGAGTCAATTCCGTTAGAGGTAATTTCTCTAATGGATGACCTGATTGGAAACTGATACTGGTAGCGTTGAAGAATTTCCATCATTAAAGACATGGCGCCCTCATCGATTTGTTTCTTAAAGCCACCTTCAATCTCACTGAAATTACGGAAACCGCGCGCCTGCAAAATCGATGCTGCTATCATACTTCGGTATCCTCCAGCGCAATGCATAAAAAAGGGCTCGTTTGGATTGAGATCTTTTATCCAATCGTTGATGTTAGCTAGCGGTTTGCTATAAGCTTCGGATACATGTTCGGCTGCATATTCTGTTTCTTTACGGATATCGATGATTTTGCTTTCCCTAATTTTTACTTGTTTTTCGAATTCCTCGGCGGTGAGTCTGTTGAT